TTATAACCTCAGTTGTAAATGATTGTTGGTTTTGATCTATTTCATTTGTAGCAACACTATAAACCCAAATGTAAGGCGGATCATAACTTTTACGAACTCTGTTTGTAACTTGGACCGGTTGGCCACTAACTGATTGACTACCTATTGCAGAAATAATAGCTTGTCTTATATATTGCATTGGCTCTCTCATCTTATTTTTTAACTTCTTTATTAAATCGTTTTCTTAGATCATCAACAAATTTTCTAAACCTAACTCTTATAGGATTAAAAAAATATGGATTTGGTTTTTGTTTACTAGTTCCAAATTCTACAAAACTTGCATAATTCATTGGCGATTCTATAAAAACACCCTCACTAGTTTTTTCATAATGAGTAGTTTTTTTTAAATCACCACTTCTAACTGGTGCGCCTAATTTAATTTCTTTTGTCATTTCTGCCGCAGCTCTATTTAATCTATTGCTGCTTGCATTTTTTACTACAATACTTAAATCATTTAATATTTTATCAATATTGTTTAAATCCTTTTTATTAAATTTTAAATTACTTTTCATTACTTAAAACTTATTGCCTCGATTGTTGTATAAAAATCCGGTGTGCTTTCAAACATATTGACAACTCTATATTTACTAGTATTGCCAGGAAACTGTAAATAATATTCAAAATAATTATCTGGCGAATCAAGTGCCTTATTTCTTACTATTATTTTAATTTTTTTAGATTGTTTACGACTGCCATTTTCTGTATTCATTTCGCCACTCACATATTCAACATTGGCCCACCTAGTAGTAATTAAAACTGGATCATCACTAAAACCACCATAACCATCATTAGTCGGTTGCAACTTATAAAACTCAACTCTTGTATCTAATTTACCAGCATCCATTATAAAAACATTGCTTTATATGAATTTAAAATATCTCTAACATTCGTTGGCACTTCATCAATATTTTTACCAATTATAAAATCAGATCTATTATCATAATATGTTGATGTTAATTGCATTATGGCCGATTGTAGCAATGAATCACTTAATCCACTTGTTATGTAAGTAACTTTTACTTTGTCAGCATAGCCGCCATCTAGCTCAATAGTTTCATTATCTAAACCAAGTACACTATAACTAACAGATGTTCCATCACTAGTAACACTAGATATACTTGTAACTGGACCAAAAGGCAAATCAAATGTGCCATTAGTTTCATCCATATAATAAGTTCTATTTTTGGATACAATATCTCTAGATATATAATTTTCACACCATATTCTAGCTTGAGTTATCATCCTGGTAATTATGTTATCATCCTCACTAGTGCTAACTCTAATATAATCTTTAGCTGTCGCTACTAATACAATTTCAGATCCCTCAGTTGAATTAATCTTTATTTGTCTCATTTTTGGTTTCTTTTGAATCTATTTTTAACTCCTTAGTTTCTTTTTTAATTTTGACTTCTTTTTTCTTGACTATTTTTTCAATAGATTCACCCCAACCTTTTTTAATCCATTTACCAACATTTTTTTCTGGAATGTCTATTATATCACCCTCTTTATAATTTTGGCCATTTCTTTTGACTGGTGTTAAAAGTTTAATTTTCATAACTATTATTTTTATGTAAAGATAAAAAAAAAGTGCCACTAGTTTTTAAGTAGCAGCACCTTAACTTATTTATGAAATCAATGCAAAGTTATTGAAATTATTTTTATACTTACCATTAATGTTAATCTTTAAGCAAGTTTGGCCAAGATTTGGTATAATAAAGAAACCTTTATTAGATTCATCCCATAAGGCAAAATAGTCAACATACTTTTTTTCATAAGATGCCAAACCGGTTCGCCTAAGAGTTATTTGCATACTATTGCCTCGCCTTAAACGATCTTTGCCTAAATATTTAACCTGGATCTTAAATAAATTGCCATCCTTTTCAAGTATGCAATCATAATAGCTTGAGCTTGAAAGCGGAGTTGACACATTATAACCTAAAGATATGGCGGTTGCTGCAAAATGATATTCAGCAAAACACCCTTTTTGATTATGTGTCATTTACTAAAAATAAAAAAAACCCAGCTGAACTAACAACTGGGTTTTACACAATCACGATTTAAAACAAAACAAAAATTATATAATTACAATGGGTGTGATTGTATTATTTTTCTTATAGCATCCATGTGCTTGAATACTAAAAGTTTTTTTATAGCTGGCAAGTTATCCCATGCTTGCCTTTCAATAGAGCTGGCTATTATAGTATCTGTATCCAATATGACTATTTTATTATCTGCCTTGCTCATGATCATTGTTTGTTAGTACCGATATAGCTAAAATTCCTAATATAATAGCTGTTAACAAGTCGTTTGACATTTCTATTGCCCTAAACATCAAAAAGAATAAAAGGATTGCTAAAAAGTGCTTAATATAGTTTCTATTCATTTTTGAAAGTATCTTTTTGGACATTTGCCATTATACCAAATAAATTGTTGAGCTTTTGCTTATCATCTCTGTCAAAATATCCTTGTCTCCTTGCTTTTTTAATATTGTGATTGAATTTTGCTTTATTGTAACCTTTTTTCATAATTTTTCTTTTAATGTGAGGGGTGTGGGTTGGCTCTCTTGCTCCGTTGCAGTGGTCGAAAGTTGCGCACCATATAGCTATCCACCTTGATTGTTTTGTACACCCCTCTGTTAAATTAATTTTTATACCAATTTTTTATATCATTAATTTTTGTTATACCTAACTCTTTATTTAATTGTCTTTGCTCTTTAGTATTTAGATATGTTTTGGAAACCGGCTGGCTCCAATCAACCCAGCTATATAATACTTGATATTCAAAACCAACCTCACAACTCCTTTCAACACTATGAACTAACTTTGGAGCTTCTAAACATAAAACATCAGTCATATCGGCCATAGCTAATTTAAATGCATCTTTTAATTTTAAGTTTTTATAATTCATATATCTAGCATTAAGATTAAACCTATTGTATAAACAACTACATGAATTGCTATTAACCACTTCCAGTTGTCTGGATCTTGTTTTAAGAATTTTTTATACATATCAAACATATCTAAGTTTTTAAAAGGGGGTTTTTACACCCCCATTGTTTTTAGTTGATTAAAGATAAATTAGCTTGCACAGTTTTGTAAACTGGTTTGTGATTTTGGTCAAAAGTAATAACATTATACTCATTTAAATTACATCTAAAACCATTAGAACCATTGTAAGTCATTGTAGTATAAATACTAGAAATAGCATCTTCTAAGTTTTTATAAGGTACATGACCACTATAAGTTTTATTGTTATTATTTAGGTTATCGTATTCAGTAAAAACCGAAAAACAAGTTGTTGTAATTTGTAGCGAAAGTTTAGTAATTTGTGTCATAATAATTATTTTTTGTTTTGTTTTTAATTATACACCAAAGATAAAAGAATTTTTTTAAATACAAAATATTTTTTGCATTTATTTTATATTTATTTGAGTTTACCCCATAAAAAAAGGGGTAATAAATACCCCTTTAATTATAATAAAAGCAATTATTATGGTGTTTCTAAAGCTGCTTTTGCAGTTGAGAATGAACCATTTACGAAAGCATTTGGCAAGTAGTTTGTCAATGCTATTCTTTCGCTTACTCTTACAGTTACGAAACCATCTCTTACGTTTGTTCCATCTTCTCTAAAGAACTCAACATTTACGTTGTCTCTTATCCAAAGTTGTGAACCAACATTAAAGTTACCGCATAAGAATGATCCAGCTGAAATCGCATTATTGATTATAACTGGCACTCCCATAAAGTTAGGTTGTAACCCAGAATACACTTGATCTTTAAGATAGTTGTTTTGGCTATCTTTTAATAATAAGATTTTGTGGAAATCTGTTGGGTGTAATAGAATGTAACTAGCTTGGTAGTTAGATAATGCTAATTGGTTTAAAGATGCAACAAGTACATCAAACTCATTAGCTGATTCAACTGATTGGTAAAATGCACCACCAGATGACACATCAAAATCAGCAGCATCAGTAATAATACCAGATAAATTTGGAGCAGATCCATTACCAGTTAAAATTTGAGTATCCTCAACATTTAATAATTTTTCTGGCGCTCTAGCTGAAATATAGCTAGTAAGCTGTGGAGTATCTGCCAACATTTCTTCAGAAATTCTAAAGTATGTTCCAATTTTTCTAACATTGCTGTCAGATGCAGTCATATCGAAATCCGATTGTGCTAGCGTTGATCCTTCGGCTGCTGTTGCAGCACCATTTGAATATCCTGATTCTTTTACGAATCTAATAACATCAGAGCTAGTTGATCCTTGTGGGATTAATTGTCTAATGTGAACTGGTCGAGTAGGATCAAATTTGTATCCTGGTACTCTATCAGCTGGTATAACTTCTCCAGTAAAGTCAGCACCAACAGTCATGTCAGCTTTAACTTCAAAAGATGCAGATCTTGAATTACCTTTTACGATATTTTCAATAGCTCCATCATTAATTTGTTTCATTAAACCACCTTTGAAAGTTAGATTTTCATTAGCTTTTGCCTCAAGATTTTTCTTGTTAGCAACTTCCATTTGATCTAATCTCTCATTAAATTTGTTAGCAAGGTTTGAAATTTCGCTTTTTAGCATTTCATCTGCCTTACCAGTAGCACTTTCTAGTGCTTGTCCATGAGCTTTTTCCAATTTAGAATCAATAAGATCCCCTATTTGGTCAAGCTGTTTTTTTACGTTTTCTTCCATTTTAGTAAGAATTATTTTAAATTATTTAACAAGTATTTATAAACATCAATCTCTTGCTTGACTTCGACTGGCTCAGTAGTTTCCTCAACTGGCTGAGTAGCATTAATGAAATATGTTTTGAGTTTGATAATTTCGGATTCTAGGGCATATCCCATATCATCTGAGATATTGCCTTTTCTAATTAATTTACAGATATTGTCATATCTTTTGTAAATCTGATCAATATTAGTTGTGCCTTTGACATCTAATATTTTAGCTTGATCATTTGCTGCTAAAGTAACAGCACTAATTTCATATAGTTTTACTTCTTTTATTTCCCTATAATCACCTTTTTGTTCTTTTACTATTGGCATAATACCAACAGAATTTTCAGTAATTACTCCAGCTTTCATAAGTTCAATAACATCAGTTCCAAGTTGTGTTTTAGGCACTTCGGCAACAAATACTAAACCTTTTTCATCTTCATATAACTCTTTCATTTTACCTATTGGCTGCATCATATCATGTTGATATAAATACTTAACCCTTGAGCCATTTTCTTGTATTGTTTTTTGGTATGCGCCTTTTCTGATAATATCTTGGTCGCTATCTTTGTTGTCAAAATAAGATCCATAACCTTTAACAATGTTGTTTTTTTCATCAAAATCCATAACAACATCACCAAGTGGAGCCGCTTTGTAAATAAATTCCATATAAATATATTTTTTGTAAAATTACTAAAATAATTTTTAATCCTTTGTCAGCTCATTGATTGCTAAGCCAGCACCGATATTAAATAGTAAATTACTTGATCGGCTAGGTTGGTTTGACTGATCTGGATAATAAATAGCTGAGCATCTACAATTTATTACATTTCGGCCAGAACCCTCACCTGGTCGCATAATAGCTTCGCCACCAACAATAAAAGAATCTTGTTGTTTTACTTTTTGGCCATTAGCCACACCATGCCAATCTCGTTCTCGGCCATCTAATGATGTGGACCATTCTTTTATAAGATTTTCGCCAGGAAAAACAGTTAAGGCACTTTGCTCAACTCCATAGTTTGCGGCCCTTGTAGTTTCTGTTCTAACTAATCTTTGTGCTTGGTACCTAGAATATTTTTTAAATTGTTTTTTTAATATCCTAGCTTTTGCATCATAACCTAAAGTCATAAACTCAGGATCACTAAACAATCTTTGTGTTATTTTAACTAATGTTTTTTTTGCAGTTCCACTTACTAAAACAACATTTGTTGCTGCTACTTGTTTGGCATATAATCCAAATGCAGCTTGCCATTGAGTAACATATTCTTTGCTATTAACACCTTTTTTAATTAGTTTGTCAAAAGTTCTAGCATACCATTTAGCAAAATGCATTGATGTATCTTGAAATAACTCTAAATACATATTATTAAAAAATTGAACAGTAAATAGGTTTTGATAGTTAGTATTGCCGGTATTTAAAACATTATCAACACCTTTATTGTATTGACCTTGATAATATCTAGTAAATTTTGAGATGTTACGTTTTTCTGTTATTTGCCTTTGCTTTTCAAATGCATCTCTCCATTTTCCATTACTCATTTTCTATTTGCTTTAATTTTTTATCAGCATAAGTCAGCATACTTTGGCCACCCCATCCTAAGAAAGCAACATATCCTTTGTCTCTCCAGGGGGTGTCTCTATAATCAGGATTTATTTTATCATACCCACCACCTTTGGTTCTAGATAAGAAACTAAAAGTTCTTTTTAAAGTTGACAAACTAAGTGATTCTCTAGCTATTAATTGATTCATTCTAGCTAAGCCAACCTCAGTCATTCCATCAACTTCATCTCTGCCATGTTTTTCGATCCAATTCTTTACTCGTTTAGCATTGTTAGTTGCACTTTGTGGATAATCATTATAAGTTGCTTTAACCTCAATACCATCTTTAACCTCAATATCTAAAAACATTTCTTTTTTAGAACTCATTGGATGTCCCTCTGGCAATAAATCAGTATCGTGTTTGCCACCTCTATATTTGCCATTCTTTAATGCATATAAAAATGAATTAACTCTAGCCATTGCCCATTGATCGGCACTAGATACATTTGGTCGCACACTACTAGGATTTGTATTGTAAGCACCAACACCTCTTTTAAATACAGCTTTTAGAGTACCTAAGCTAGTTTTTTTAGATGCTGCCTCAACAGATGAATTATGATCTTCTACTTTTTTTTTTAATGCCTTTTCAGTTCTAGCAGAAACTTCGGCTTTTAAAAACATCTTTTCAACTTCCTCATCATTTTGTGCCGGCTGTGGATCTTCCAAATCAATATCATTGCCAGATGCCGGTATTAAATTAGCTGGTATATAATAATCATCTAATATTGGATTTTCCTCATCAGTTCCAAAACTCATTGCAGCTCTTTTTTCATTTGGAGTTAGCCACCATGCCTTAGACATTTGATCAACTACCTTTTCAGTTTCCTCTTGTAATTCTGGGATAACACTATAATCAAACTCAATACATAATTTTTCGCCATACTTTGGCGCTAACCATCTATTTAATTCATCTTGTATTTTGTTAAGCTCTGGTATAACACAATTTTGATATAATGCTTTTTTAGCTTCTTTTACATTATTAAATGTTGAGCTTTCTGTATTATTTAAAAGCGTAACCGGTACGTTATAGATATTACAAAGATCTTTTATAGATGCATTGTATTGCTCTATTAAACTAACATCACTTGCATTTAATCCAAAATTAACCCATGATAATTTTTTTGGAGTTATAATTATATCACCAGCATTATCAGCACCTTGAAAGTTTTTTCTAAACTTATCTTTTAATTGTTGT